ACCGAACGCATCTGTCAATGTACCAGATGGTGACAGACGGTCGGACATCATATTCACTTCATACCGAGTGAATACTTGTCCTGAATCTATCTTGTTTAGATCGGTCCTAAACTGTGCCATTTAGCAGTTCCATTTCCTTAGGGCTTTATTAATACGTGAATCTGGATCACGTGCTGTTTCTGCTGATGTTAATCTCTTCTTCATGCCACCCATTCTAGCACAAAATGATTTACGACGATTTGCTGCTTTAGAACCAGGCTTTAATTTTGATGGCTTTGTTGTGACAGCCATTGAAAGTTTTGAACCAGGATTCTCACGACGATATGATTCAATACCTTTCCGATTCAAACCACCCGATTCAGATTGACCTTCTTTACGTGTCCATGCTCCATCTTCATCCAGTTCTTCAACTTCTTCTACGTATTTTTTCAACTTTTTATAGTAATCTACTTTTTCTCCAAGGTGCTTCAGAGCAATCTTTCTTGCAGCACTTTTTTCATTCGTATGTTCCATTTCAACTTTAGTTCCTTGTGCTATCAAGTCTTGCATTTCTGAAACAGAAATTTTGTATTTGTTCGCCAATTCTTCTTCAGTAGAAACAGATTTATCAAGTTCAGTCTCTTCTTTTTTTAGAGGCTTACCTTGTCTAATTCTTTTGATGTCATCATGAACATCTTCTTTAACGCAAGAACCTGGAGTGTATGGTTTTTTACCTGGCACTGGTTTATAACCGGACCAACATTGACCCGCTTCATCTAAAAATTTATTAAACGATTTCATATGAAGTTTCTCTTCTTAAATGATGTGAGTGAGATACCTTTTTTCTTCAACTCATCTTCTTTTTGATCACCAATAGACGCGGTTGTCTCATCACCAGTAAGTTCACTTATATTCTTCGGCACAACTTGAGTTGCTTTGCCCCTCTTACTTAGCTTCTCACCCATGTCACGTGCAGGTGATTCACCAGCTGCTGCCATAGAAATGCCAGGCTCTATGCCTTTGTCGATTGATTCTTCGATTTTCTTTTGGAAGTTTTCTTTGATGGTGCTGAGACTGATTGTTCTTCGCTCTTCGGCAACGGGCTTGTCAAGTCTTGGTTTGTCTTTTCCTCTTGAACTGGTTCCGACTTTTCCAAGTTGCTTTGCTGACGGGGTGGAACTATTCTGTCCATAAGCTGCTTCAATTGCATTATTAGTTGGTGAATAAACTTCATCTTTGTCCTCTTTGATTTTAATAACGTATTTACTTCCTACTTTGTGGACTGTGCCACCATTTACGTGTGCTTCTTTTGCTGCCGATGCTCTTAGCAAGAATGTTCTTGGTTTGCCGTGTCTATCAGACAACAACTTTTGTTTTTTTGTTTGGGTTTCTTCATGAAACTGAAACTTTGCTCCCTGAAGCTGATGCAATTTGATGCTGTCCGATGGTTTACCATCATAATTATTTTTCCCGTCTTTATGATAAACTCTTAGACCTTTACCCATTCTCTGTACACTATCATATTTCTTTTTGTTTCCATCAGCAAAAGTGATAGTTGTTTTCTTATCTTTAGGAAGTTCAGAAATGGATGCAAGTGTGTGTTTCGTTTGTACTTCTTCAAACTGTTTACCGATAAGTTTTGTACCAGAAACATGTTGAATCATCTTCCATGCTTCTTTGTGATTCTTATTTGCAAGATGTTCTTTGAATTTTTTCTTTTGATCATCCGTTGCTTTCTGATGAAACTTCATCACTTCCATCATGCCGATGTTGCCTTCATATGCAGCTTCGCTTATCTTGCCCTTACCGAAGTTTGATACGTTGATTGGCTCACCTTTACGTTCTGGATTTGGATCATGCTTGCGTTTAGCAGCAACAGCAGACGCTCTTTCTTTTTTACTCAGTGATGCACGTTTCTCATTGCTCATGCATTTTGGTTTTGCTTCACCAGGGTCTCTTGCACAAGGACCAATTGCTTCACCTTTGCTATTGATACGTTTCCAACCACCTTCTGGATGTTTAGGATCAAACCAATTGCGTAAATCTTCTTTGATAAGTGGCATACCCAAACGAAGGAGATTGTATGCACCCGGATCCGACATTGTGTTTACTTCTTCTTGCTCAGTCATCTCTTCATCATCTGTACGAAGTAAACGGAATGTTTTAGAAACTTCTTCTGCTGTATCACCAGTAATTGTGACTGTTACTGCTTCAGATAAAAAGTTTTCAAACTTGTCGTTGATACTTTCATTTTTTGTTTTAGGAAGTTTGGACTTAGACTGAATGTCTTTTAGTTTTTCTTTTTGTTTGCCCTTCAATTGAAATTCTTTGGTGCTTGCTGAACCAGAACCCATTACAGGCAAATCTGGTGTTTCTTTTTGTTTCTTTTGAATTTCAACCAGTTTACCATGTACCGAACGATGTGTTACTTTACCATCTTTACCATAACGTCCAAATCCATAGTATTCAAGTCCTAGTTTGTTTCCTTCTTCTTGATGACCAGCATCTGCATGTGGTCGTGCATCTTTGACAACTGGTGCAGTATCTTTATTTCCTAACTCGTTTGCAATCCATTGCTTTGACTGATCATTCTTAGGTGCAGCGCCAACAAACTTTTGTATGTCTTTGAAGATGCCCTGCATCTCTTTTGTCTTTGCATCAACGACTTCGGGTGGTGCCGAACGTAAATCTTCTGAATTATCAAACTCAACGTAGTTGTCACCAAATATTTTTGCATGTTCAACACGTGATGCTTGAACTGCATCCCATTTTTCTTTACGAATATCTTCAGGAACAGTACGACCACCACGCTGACCACGTTCAACATTTCGTTGACGAGAAACTTCATCTTCGGTGTTTACCATTATCATTTTTGTTTCGTAACCCAATGCTTCTAGTTTCTCTTTGATCTTTTTGTATTTTTCTGGATCATCACCAGTGCCATTGATGATGACACCATTCCGACCAAGAAGTGCAAGGCGTTGACGAAGTTCTGTAATATTTTTTGCACGTTTACGAACTGCATTACGTTGCTCTTCTTCATTCTCAGGCATTTTCATATCAAGGTCTTCTTTGTCCATCAGATACTCTAATGCTTTATCTGAATTGATTTCTGTCAGACCATGACCATCTAATGTATTACTCAGTACATAATCTTTGCCTGAGCCTGGTCCACCGCCTAAGAAAACTGCTTTGAAGATACCTTTGTCGTGAACACCTTCAAGTAATGTTTCTTCTTTAACAGTGTTATAATATGCTTCTGCTTCTTTTTTGGATTTGAATGTACGTTTTTGTGACGAAAGTGTACCGTGAACTTCATACTCAACATGATCAGAAGTTCTTCCTGCAGGATTAGTTTTACGGACAATCTTTGGTTCAGTCTTTACTGGCTTGATTACATACTTGCTAAATCTGCTCAAATCATTTTCACCCAGTTCAACTGCTTCTCTGAGATTCATACCCTTACGAACATCGTTATACATCTGTTTTATATTTGATTGTGACATAGTTGAGGGAGCACCTTTTTTAAAAGTATCAAAGTCTCCATTTTTTGCTGCTTCACGCATCTTTGATGCCGAAATGCCAGAAACGCCTTCGGCATCTGGATCACGTTCACCAGCAGAATGCACTTGAATAGATTTGAAATTAAAACGGGCACCACTGTGTGTGCCATTGTATTTGTGCAATAAACGGTCATACTCATCTACACGATCAGAACCACCAACCATGTGTAGATGTGAAACGCCTTGTTTGTGTAGTTTTTCAGCATGATCAAAGAATGTTGGCGCACTTTTGGATGCTGCTATGAAATTGGTGCCAGGGAAAGCATGACTAGCATGTTTCACTTTTTGTGCTGCGGATAGAGGATTCTTCTTTGGGTCCTGTGAGTGTGACAGGACTATGTGATGTGAGCCACCAACTTTGGTAGCAATATCTTTGACTTTATTGACTAGTTTTTCATGCCCGTTCGTGATTGGATTCATACGCCCAAAGGCTAAAACGGCATGTTTTTCTTTTTGCTCACGCAAAAAATCTTTAAATTTCATTCTCCGCCTCTACAGCAGTTGATTAATATTGTATTTAGTATTTAGTACATTTCCAACGCTCCGGTACCAGCCATAATTCCGCGACAGTGAATTATATTTAGTTCTATGAGGTTTTCTTGACTCATATTAAAGAAATGTGCGTGTTCAGTGTCAACTCCAGTCTCCATAATGACATTGATATTACGTTTGCACATAATGAAATAGTCATCCAGCAGACTAGGACAGAAAGAGAACAGCCGAGTTATCAGTAAGTCGGTAAATATTTCTGCTCTGTCACTCTGAAGCCAGGTTGGCATACGTTTCTTGAAAACATACTTTCCGAAGTGATTGTGTTCCGAGATGTCAAAGCCATCGTCAATTGTTGTCCTAGCTGACAGCTTGAAGACTCTGTTCACTGTTTGTAGTAAACGCATCATGCCAGGATCTTGCTTCAGCAGCAAAAGAGTTTTGAGCATGAGGACATTCTCAGCTTCACTCTTTCGTCCTGTTGCTGCAAACTGTGTTATATCATTATCGCTGGAAAAATCTGCCACAAGATGAACTAGACCATCAAGTGCTTTGATCTTCTCTTCTTCAAGCTTTTCTGGTGATCCATCTGCAAGTAAAATAATTGCATCAGGACATTTTTCACGCAATGACTTTAGACCTTCAATTGTTTGCTGTAGTCTGTCATCACGATTGATAACACCCATATTAGGATTCAGTGCAGATGTTACAATAAAAAGTGGCGCATTAGGAATTATTGATGCCATTCTGTACTCGGAAATAGTTTGATTGTTTTATATTCTACTTTTTTAGACTTGCAGATAAATGAAATCAGATTAGCAATCTCTGCGGGTTTCATAAACTTATCTGGTTCATTGTTTGGATTAGTTCGCTGCATCGGCGTCTCAATACTGCCCGGATGAATACTTGTAACAGAGATACCACGACTCTGTAATTCTTTACCTAAGACACCAGCAAATGCTGTGAGTGCATGTTTAGATGCACCATAGATTGCTTCATACTCTATCTCATATAAACCAGAAACTGAATTGATAAAGAATATGCGTGATCCAGATGGCATCCATTTCAGTGCTTCGTTTGTAACGTACATAGCACCTTTGAGATTTACATCAAGTAGCTTATCAATCGTTTTGTGATTTTGACTTGCAAATGTGCCCATCTCAAATACGCCAGCATTATTCACCAATATATCAGTCCAGTCATTTATGTGTTTAAATGCTAGTCGAACTTCTTCATACTGTGATATGTCACATTCAATCCATTTAAATTGCTCAGGAAACATCATCAAACTATTTGATGGTTGACTGCGTGATAAACCATAGACATAATAACCATCGTCCATCAATTTTTGGCATATATCTGCACCCAAGCCATAACTGCAACCAGTAACAACTGCAACTTTACGCATCACACCTCCTCAAATACATCAATCGCTTTTGCCATCTCAGACTCAGTAATATCATTTACAATTTTGTAGTTGCCAATACCGATAGGAAGTGGTGCGTATTGATTGCCGTTACGGTGTTTTGTTGCATCATACAAACTTTCCGTCAATAATCTCATGTCTGTAAAACCTGGATGAAATGTTTTTAGCTTCAGTCGTTTTGCTAGATTGAAGATTCTTTCTGTGGTTTCTACTGAAACATATCCTCTGTTGTATGCAATGCATGTGCTATACAAGCAATCTAATGCAACAGCTTCGCCATGTAGCAACTCATCCATGTGATTCATTTCAATTACAGGACTAAACGTATGACCAAAATCAACACACCGATCTAGTCGTTTTTCCCATAGATTTGGACCAAGTTCTGCAATCATTTCTGTAATCGCTAGATTGATTACACGAACTGGTACTGCACCATACTGAAACTTTTCGTCAATGAGTATCTCAGCATTCTCTTCTAACAACTCAAATAGTTCATGTGATTTAATTACAGCAAGTTTGAATATCTCAGCAATACCATTCACAATCTCACGTTCACTTTGTGTCTTGATGAATTTCTTATCAATATAAGTCGCTATTGGTGGATAATATGCACCGATTCTGTTACGACGACCGAAATGATTGACTGCTACTTTTGAACCCACTGAAGCGTCAACAATCGCCAAAAGTGTTGTGGGGATTTTGATATATGGAATTCCACGGCGGTAAATGCTGCAAGCAAAACCAACAACATCAAGCAGAACACCGCCACCGATTGCGATGATTTCTTCACGGCGTAACACTCCTATCTTTTCAAAGTCGTTTAATATGTGATTGAGGGTTTCCCAAGTCTTATTCTCTTCTTTACAATTAACATAAATCAAATGAACATCTAATTTATTTTCTGTAAAGTAATTGCTAATTTTATCTTTATAAAGAACATAAACTTCTTCATCAATCACAACAATTCTGCGTTTATTGTCCGACAGATTTGCAATGTCTTTGTTCTCTGGATTAAATATGTCTGCTGAATACGTCAGCTTGAATTCTACAGGTAGTTCTGTTTTAACTGACCAAGTTCTTTTAAACTTGTCATAGTCCATCATAAAATCAATCATTTAAATACCTTACTTAACAAGTAACATGCATGTACATAAAAATACTTTGCTTTATCTATGTCGCTTGCCAAACACTTGAACGGAAGCATACGAATAAACTGAGTTGCCTCTAGCACATCAATCAACATCTGTTCATGCTCAAGTTTTGACTCAAAGTGTTGGTTAAATGTATGGAAGTTCTTTGGTATAGCAATACGATGACTCACACCACCGCCTTCAATAACTACATCATTATCGTTGATATAACCATAATGGCTGCGTGAACATTGTAGAACTTGTGCATAGTCTAGATATTTTGTATCTATGATACTTTCTTCGTAGGGATCAATAAAGACTACACGATTCTCATCAAACGAATACATGATGTTTTCAAGTGTAGGATTACCGTGAATGTTTTCTTCTTCAATGATTTCAACTTCATTAAAAAAGTTTTCTAGTTCGTTCATGTAATTACTCAAACCATGTACGATACCACCAAAGTATACATGAGTTCCCATATCATAGAACTCTTCAAACTCTCTGTGTTTTAGCGCATCGTTTATCTTTTGTTGAACCTCTTCTACAAAGTAAAGATTACCTGTGTAGATCATAGATTTGTGCTTGATGCTGTGTAGTTGGTCAAAACCTTTCCATACCGCTTCACTGACATTTGCAATCTCATATTCAGTAAGTTTTTTTGTTGCAAGAATTGTTTTGATGTCTTCAAATCCTTCAAGATATTCAAGATCAAAATAGGGTGTGTATGCATCAATTCCCGCACGAAGAACTTTCGGAAAAAGATTCGGGTATTGAGTGTTGTATCGCTGTAGTTTTTTCAATTGTGAATACCAACGAACATAACCATACTCACGATTGACATCACGATTGACGCTTTTACGCACAAACTCTTCGCCTATTATGCCGTGATAATAAGTTGAACTAAGAGAGCCACCTTTTAACTTGATTGACCTCATCTAGAACCCAGTTTCTGCCTAGCTATCTCAATGCCATATTCTTGTGGGCTACCTAATACAATAGTTTCTTGAGTATTGCTTAGACCATTCATAAAAATTCTTTTGTCTGATACGATCATATTCTGAAGAACATCAGAAACATATAGTTCATCATTTTGTTGAAGTAATTTATCATAATGTGCCATGTAAACATCTGCTGATGAAAAGCCATACAGTCCCGATGATGCATAGGGTGAGATTTGTTTCTTTTCTACAATCTCAATTACATTTTCTTCATATGCACGAACGTATGAATACTTTGGGGAATTGCCTACGAACACATCAACATATCCATCATAGTATTCACCCTGCATATCTAAAGAAAGTAATTCTAAATTTCTGCCAGTAACGATTGTATCTGCATTATGAATGAATGTTGGCAAAGAGTTTTGGTACAGTTGAGCCACACCAATTGCTGCTGTGTGTGCTTGACCTTTTGTATCACCAATATAAAGAATATTGTTTCCGTTTAAACCCAGTGGCTTGATTGTTTCAAGTAATCGTTCTTTAAAATATACATCTCGTTTGTTTGCAACAAGAACAGTTTGTTGAACATTACCAAAGTTCTTTAGAATGTCATGAATGATCGTTGTACCATTCCAAGGCAACAGATATTTTGGAATGTCAAAGCCAACGTCATGAAAGCGGGTGTTATAACCCGCCATACAGATAACAAGATTTACTTCAGCCATTCTTGCATGTCCTCACGAAGTAATGAATGCCAAGTGCCATTGTATTCACCTGGTGGAAAAGGATGATTGATGTCACAATAAAGAAGATTTTCGCCAACAAGATTGTGTAATTTCCAGTTTGCACTCATAAAATCTTCCATCATGTATTGTACACCAGAATTGTAGAAATTGTCAATATTATTATATGCATCGGCATACTTGTCCATATTTTCTGAAGAAGAAAAAGCAAACTGGTCACTTCCAAAATCACGATTCGGTGTCATACGACAATTCGGAATGTGTAGTTTGTTGTTATCAAGTTCTTCAAATGGAATACGAACATTAATTGCAAAGTCAAATCGTGACCGAACAACCCAATCAAACTTCATATTATGGTATTCTTCATACTCACGCTTTGTTCGCATACATTCATTGATTGCAATCAACTGTGCATATGTTGACAAGCGACCATCTTTCACTTTCCAGTTCGGTGATGGTGGCGGTGTGTTTGTATATTTTGATAAATCGACTGTAGGATTTGGTGACGTAATGAAACTGTGTGCATTATACTTGGCAGAAATTGCCTGCATTTGTTCAGCAGGCATTTCCCACGAATGCAGAAATACAGTTACATCATTGTCTCGGATAATATTTTCGTAGTGATACTCATATCCTTTTTCCCACATTCTGGGTTGTCCAGAAATACATAATGCTATTTTCACAGGTCTCTTCCTACGTTTGCTTTGTTGTCTGTGATGCCAAAGTATTTCAGTTCTTCTTTCTCCATCACGACCATTGAGTTATAGAATGCGACTGAGTAAAGATTATCATAAACAGCCAAAGCTTCATCAGAAATTGGTGTGCCCGGAAGGTGTTGTTGATTCAAAATATCAGTAGCACGTTTTGAGTGTTCTAAGAATGTACCAGCACCACGGAATACACCACCCCATGGTTGTGGCCAATAACTTGTATGAGTATCTTCACAGATATAAACACCACCTTCTTTGATGTGCGGAAATATTTTGTTGAGTGTTGTAATTTGATGATTCATTACATGTGAGCCATCGTCAATTACAATATCAAATTTGTTTTGTGTTGAGATAAACTGGTCCCAGAATGCAGGATCACCTTGATCGCCCATCACAATCTTGACATCACCGTTGTATTCATATTTCAAACATTCTTCATTGATATCAACACCAACAACTTGAGTGCCTTCACCAAAGTATTTCAACCACATCTCAATTGAACCACCACCGAGAATACCAATCTCTAGTATGCGTGGTGCTTTACCGACAAACTTTTTTAGATGTCTTTCATATACATCAAAGTAACCGGACCATTTCGTTGATGGCTTTTCTAGTTCCCAAAATAATTCTTTAATTGAAGAACTTGTTGCAGATGAATCTTCATCATTGTTAATATACATTTTTTCATAGACCATTGTATTTTTCCTCTATCACTTTCTTCCATTCAGGAACTCTATCGTATTGATGTACAATAGTATACTCTATTCCTTCTGAAGTTACAACCTTATCGCCTTCCAATTTCGGTGATGGTTCAAGTAGAAATGGACGGAATGAGTCAACTTTGCTTGGATCAGCCGTTGTACCCAATTGACATGCCCATCCTGTTTCAGATGTTGTGTACATTGATGAATCAAGATAAGGATGTCTTGATACCATTACATTGAATACTGCTTGGTCAACAATAGGAATTGGACGATTGAGACAATTCAAGAATAGCTGAAGTACCAAGTCTCTCATTGCATAACCACGACCAGCAAGAACACCTACGTTGAAAATAGTATTGTTCTTGAAGTCTTCATAGATGCCCTGACCATAACATTGTGTCAGATTTTCACGACCCCATGGCTCATCTTTATACTTGATACTTTCAGATGCAAATACCAAATCTTCTTTATCTGTTAGATTATTCTCAAGCCATGTAGATGGATTCTTTTGGAAGATAACATCTTTCACATCCGTAGTAATTACAAAACGATATTGATTATCTTTGAGTAATTTATAGATGTGAACGAAACGCTCAACATGTACCATCAATTGTGATTGATACGTTAGATTACCGTTAGCGTCTTGATTAAATGCAATGATTGAAAAGCCTGCGTCTGTAATTTTCTGTACAGTATCTTTGTCGCAGTTCATGAGAATCAGGACTTTATCACCTTCAAATCCTGATGCATTGATAGAATTAACCCAATACTTTAATTTTGACCAATCATAATTGGTCGCACAACCCACAATCAAATCCTTCATAATATCTCCAATAATTTAATTTCTGTCTGCTATATTCCAGTTACTTGTAAATTTTTTGTATTGTTGTTTACTCTGTCCAGGAGTATCGTCAACATATTTAGCCGTTAGTTCTGGTCTTCCCCACTCTCCAGCACCAGCTTGAGAGACAAACTCTTGCGGCTGTGTTTTATCTACCTTTAAAAAGTCTTTAAATTTTTTCATATCGTGAATGATGAACCGCAACCACATGTTGCAGTTGCGTTTGGATTTTTGATTGTAAACGAAGCACCCATCAAATCTTCTTTATAATCAATCTCTGCTTCATTCATGTATTGCATACTCATACTATCTATGACAACGCCAATACCATCTTTATCAAACGTGAAATCGTCATCGGCTGGTGGTAATTCTTCTAAAGAAAATCCATACTGAAAGCCAGAACAACCACCGCCCTGTACAAACACACGCAGCTTCAATGAAGAATCTTCTTCATTAATAATTGATTTGATTTTCTTAACTGCCGAATTAGATATAGTAACCATTTAGCCTCTTGTCAATGCCAGTAGTTTTTGAATTTGTTTCTCAATGATTGGTCCACGATTTGGCCAATGAATGTATGGCTGATCTGCTGTCTTATACAAGTTTGTCAAAAACGGCATGATAACTTTCTCTACTTGTTGGAGTCTTGTTTTATATTCTTCAACAGTCTCATCTTTCTCAGCAATGACTGCTTCATATTCAGCTTCATCGACTGCTGTGAAACCAAAGTCATCATCTGCATACTCTGCTAAAATTTTATTGATATCGTATTCCATTATTTGTCCCATGCTTTCTGTGCAGTAAAATTCTTATGGCTAAACTCAAGTCTGTCTACCAGTTTCAATGCTTTACCTAAATGGTCCACCGCAACAAAACCTTCAGGTGCAGTTACTTTGAAACCATCGTCAGTTCGAACAAATGTACCAATACTTTTGATTGTTTCTAGCTTACGAACGATCATTATTTTAGCATCAACAATCAGATTCATCAAATCAAAAATGAGTTTAAGTTGAATTGCATTTGACCGATAGAAACGCATGACTTCATTTTTTTCTTTGATACGCTTCTGTTTTGTTTCTTCTTTCTTTGCTGCTAAAATTTCTTTATTCAGTTTGGCTTCAACCCAATTCATTAACTCTTGTGTATGCGCTCTTGTGTCTGCAATCTTTTTGCCTTCACGCACTTTTGTATTGTTGAATGTTTTAATTTGTGTCAAAAATACATCTGATGCTGCAATTCGATTTAATGTCAACGCAGGTATTGTTTGAAATACTCGACCAGCTTGTGAGAGAATTGATGTAATTTCGGCAGTTTCTTCGTCGGTGAACGTAACAGAACCAGATGCGTCAGTGAATGATGCATCACGAAACCAAACATCTTTTGTTGTTTTCAAATGTCCGATGTCAATATTAAATGATGCCTTCATTGTTTCTAATGATTTACCAGAATACGCTGTATGAAAGACTATACCAATCTGAGCAGCAAGCATTGTTTGTGCAAGTTTAGATTTTGCTGGCACAGCATACACAATCGTGTTTGGTTGAAAAGTAATATACTCTTCGCCATCAATTGTTTCTTTTTTAATGTCACTCTTTGAGAACATCATATCGCCTTGCAATATGCCTTTGATTCCTAACTTAGGTAAAAATGCAAGTGCAAGTTTTAGCTTTTGATTGAGTCCTTCACCTGAATGATTCTCATCAATATCTTTATCAGTATAATTGAGTTTTGCATTTTTTGCAAATACAGATTTAGTGCCAACAAAAAATTCACCGTTCTCTGGATTTGTGCCAGCAAAGATAGCTGGTGCGCCATCCCATTTTGTAGTTACATTTATTTTTGAGCCTGTGTTACCAGCAAGCATGTTACGCAACGAACGCAAGAAATCTATTGATTCACGCGCACCAGAAACACCACGATTCAATACATTATCTTCCAAATGTTCTAGGTGAAGGTTCTTTCCTTCCATACTTTCCTTTAAGTATTCTTTGAATTTCATTTCATATCTCTATTGCTTTAGAACCAATAAGCAATTTGGGCATAATTAAAACTCTAACACCTGAATATGTTTTTCCATTTACTTCATAATTTCTGCCACCCGTATAACGAGCGCCAATAATTGCTGTATAACCGTTTGATTCGAATTCGGATACATCTGGATTCAAACTCATTGATGCTGAAAAAGATAACAGATGATTTTTTCCAACCAATTTTAAAATTGCATCACCTTGTCCAATTAAATGAATATTATCTTCAGTATATTTTTGTGAACCAAACTCAGGACCATAAATTGCTTTACCAATTAAAGTTTTATCAGTTATTTTTCGATAATACCGTAGTTTTTTATCAACAATAGATTTATGAATGTTTGAGATGGATTCCAAAAAGAGGGTTACATTTTCGTCTGATGATATTGATCCTCTTTTTGTGCCATCAGCTTTAGTTGTGATACCGCTATACTGCTGAAAACCTTTAGCATCTCTTCCCATTTTATGGGATATGAAACACACATCATAAAACTTTTTGGTGGTTTGATTATAACTAACTAACGCTATATCCGCTTTTGGTGTTCCAGAAATTTTATTTGCTCCATATATTTCTTTGAAAACATGTGTGCCTACTTTAATATTGATAGGACCACCCTGTTCTACGATATACTTGTTTATTTGTTGTAACACTTCAAGTTCACCGCGTTCTGTTGCAGTCGGACTATTCAGTGTATACTCGGAATCTAATTTTTTAAACTTATGAAGCAATCCATGTATTTTTAATGAACTTGGCATAAAATCTCCAGTAACCTAGGTTATATTAGAGTATTTATACTTTAAAACCTCCGAACTTATTCTTTGTTCCAGATAGTCTTTCACGATCACCAAAACTATTCAAGGGTTTATCGTCAACTTGACCTGTATCCACCAGATCATCTTGTGCAGTCTGTTCTACATCATACAGCTTCATCTTGGCTCTGTCAATACCTACCACGAATCTTTTATAATAACTTGGATCATTGTATCGATTTTTGAGTTGCTTAATCATTAACTGATTCAATTGTTCTAACTCTTCGGTACTTATCAAAGCAAACATAAAGTCGGCTGTGGCTGGCAGACCAAACGATTCTGACGTATCTTCTAAGCCTGGATCCGAGCTGGTGAAGCCGCTTCGTGTTGTCTGTGTAGCTGACATGATGGGAACGTCAAACTCGACGGCCAGACCCCGGAGTTCTTCTGCAATTGCCTTAATATAAGAATAACTATTTACGTTGGCACCAGGCTTGATTCTGGCACTTGCACAAATGTTAAGATAGTCAATGAAGATGATATCAGGTTTGAAACTCTTTTTAAGTTGCAATTCATTTAACAAAGCACGAAAATGAAGTGCTGATGCTGAAGCGGTAGGATATTCTTTGATGATGAGTTTACCCTGTGTGTTGACTTTCAAAGCAGAAAACTTACGGTCATAGTCTTGCTTTGAGATTGAATTCAAATCAGCAATATCAATATTCAATAGATTTGCATCAATTCGTTCGGCAATTCTTTCTTCAGCCATCTCCATTGTGATATACAAAACATTTAGACCCTGTGATAAACAGGAACCTGCAACGTGACACATGAACAAAGATTTACCAACACCAGTGCCAGCAAGTGCAATGTTCAAAGTCTTTTTAGGCAAACCACCCTTTGTGATCTTATTGAACAGATCAAGATCAAAAGGAATTTTTGATTCGTGCCTGTGATAGAAGTCGTATCGTGATGACGAATCGTCAATGTAATCGTGACCGACTGATGCATCAAAAGATACACCAAGAGCATCACTCAATAGTTTTGGAATTGAACCCTTGTCTTCTTTCTTTGTCTTGTCATCAAGAATCTTAACCGACTGCATGATTGCATTATACAATGCACGATCTTGACAAAACTTTTCAGTTTGATTGATCAACCATTCAACGTCTGTTGGTTCATCTTTGTCTGCATTGATTTCACGAATCATTTGAATAGATTCGCTGACTTGATCTTCTGAAAGTTTTTTTGATTCTGTAAAGTTAATTACAAGGGATTCATATGTAGGAAGGTGTTTGTATTCTTGTATGTGATCATCAATCTCAGTGAACACAGTCTTTTCTATTGCATCGGTAAAGTATTCAACTTTGATAAATGGTAAGATTTTTCTTGCAAAGTCTTCATTAAATATCAAATTCTTCAGAATTGTAGTTTCTAGTCTTTTCATCTTGGATTTGTGCCGATAAAATTTTTGTTAGGAGATCACCCATTATTGTATGAAAGTCTGGGTCATTTGTCAATTCATCTGGATCATGATCACCAGGAAAATCTATTACATAAGAGAATTGAAGTTTTGCAAATCCTTCATCTTCAACGACTCTTGCTTTACCGTAATGATATAAGACACCAGCGTATTTTCCTTTCAGAATACCTACGCCAGTGACTGTTTCATCATTAGATTCCACAAATTTGTAATCTACATTTTCTTCAAGCTGCATCGGCTTCTTCCAAAACTTCGTTTTCTCCCATAATGTTGCTATAAGTGATCTCATATTTTTTTCTCACGTATGCTTTGAAGGTATCATTTTGAAGAATATCTTTCCAGAACTCTTCTGTTTGTGTATCAGCAAATCTAACTTTGTTCAAAATTTCACCTGTGCTTTGGTCTACTTTTGCATACCAACCATTGCTCGGCTTTGTTACGAAATTGCTTTCGAGTGCAATATCCATAAGACCAGACCACTTGTTAATGCCACCGTCAAAAGATACGGTAACAGGTATTTTAGATTTTTCACGAACATATCTTGATTTTTCTACGTTGATAATAAAGTTATAGCCAACAAGTTCTGTGCCATCTTTGTCTTGCTGACGACCAAGAATCCAAATCGTATCGGCTGAGTAATACGAACCAGTACCACCACCAACAATGTCTTTTGGATACATACCAATTTCTTTGTATGTGTGATTGACAACAATCATTGGAATATCTTTGAGTGTCAGGTGTGGAGTGATCATACGGAACAAACTCTTGATCTGTTTTGCACGTGACATATCAGCAACAGATTTACCTTCCGTTGCATCGTCAACCTCTTTCTTTGATGCAAGATTACCAATTGAATCAAGAATAATGATTACACGATCATTCTTTTCAATACTCTGAAGTTGATTCATGATATCATGCTTCAACTGTTCTACGTCTGTAATTGGTGTGTGTAGTACACGATCAGTGTCAATATTAAATGTTTCAAAATACGATTGTGGTGTACCAAACTCTGAATCATAAAACAAAACAACAGCATCTTTATACTTCTTCATGTATGCTGATGCCATCAAAAGTGCAAAGGCCGTTTTAAAATGCTTAGATGGACCGGCAAACATCGTCAACCCTGGTGTCAAACCACCATCAAGATTACCAGACAGCGCAACGTTCACCATAGGAACGTCTGTCTGTATCATATCTTTTTCAGTAAAGAATTGTGACTTTGAAAGTATAGAACTTTCTTTGATCGTTGAACTCTTTTTCAGTTTATCAAGTACGCTCATTTATATCTCCAATATTTGCTATTTTTTCTTTCGGTATAATTTCATGTTTGTCATCCGCAAAAAAAGTCTCTAAGCTTCTTGTTGAAGTGGCTTCAAACTTCTTTTTCTTTGATGACTTTTTCACTGGCTCAGTCTCAACAGTATCTTCTTTCATCTTACGAAGTGTCTGATTTGCTGCTATCAATAGTAACACAGCAAGTGGGTCAAACACAATGATAATAATAAAGATTACCAGTCGAACTGCTTTATCGATAAGGTCTCTGTCTTGTGTGCCATATACAACTTCAGCAACATATTTTATAGGTCCCAAATCTGATTCAGCCTTCTTAACTTCCAGGGATAAAGGTAGTTTCTCTTCCGTGAGTCTTTGAATCTCTTTTTGATATTCTGCATTCTCAGTAGCGATTCTCTGACGGTCTTTCTGTTGGGCTTTGCGTACCTGGTTTGCCCTCTCGGCACCCCTCTCGTCTTTCGACCTGCCCATAATTTGATCGACAGCCTCATCATACTGACTAAGGTTCTTGTTATTCCTCTCAATGGTCGCTTGGATGCTCTTAATCTTCTCTTCATATATAATTACCTTTTCAACTAAGGGTGCTATGCTGGTTGAATGTTCAATATGTGCTTTTGACAGATAACCAA